CGGAGGAAATGCACCGGAATGGCACAAGCGTTTCACGGGCGAACTCTGAAAGTCCGGAACTGCTTCGGGCCTTTCTGGGGCGCGAAATCGTACGACTGTCTCAAGCGGTAAAAGTCAATAACACGTTCTCCAGTGAGGAGGACGTACTGACCGCGGTAGAAGACATTATCGACGAATTCCGGACCCTGAAAATCGAAGAAGTAGTACACGTCTTCACCCAGATACGAAGAGGTAAGATAGACCTTTACGGGCGGCTCGATACGCCGACGCTTTGCGCGGCGTTGAGAGAATACGACGTGAATACGGCCTGCGAGTTCCGCGAAAAGCACTACAAAGAGGCCTTACAGACGGAACCCCTTTCTCCTTTGTTTGGGGAGATCCTTAAGAGCCTTCCGGAGGTTACGCCTACGTTCGCCGAAATCATGCAAAGACGGCCTAAATTGACCCCCGAACAAAGGGCTGAAATACACGCACGCGATAAAGCACGCAATGGCTACAACACGGGCACGACTGGTGGCGACGCTTGACCAAGTATTTTCTAGGTATATCCGTTTGCGGGTATGCGATGAATACGGCTATTCGGAGTGCTTTACGTGCGGAGTTCGGAGACACTGGAAAGAAGTAGACGCGGGCCACTTTATCACGCGAGCCAAATTCGCGACGCGCTGGGATCCGGTAAATGTTCAGTTCCAGTGCAAACGCTGCAACATGAACGGAGGCAAACAGTTCGAATTCGGACTCAAGATAGACGGTATCTACGGGGAGGGAACGGCGGAAGAAATACTAATCAAAAGCCAAAGGCCAGCGCGTTATTCAGTAGCCGACCTCGAACAAATGATACGGCTATATAAATCTGAAGTTGGAAAACTCGAAGGTATTGTGGGATGAGTTCGTTACGGCGAATTACAGTTACCTCCTCAAAGTAGCGGGGCGGTTCTGTACGGAACCTACCGACCTCGTTTCACATACCTACCTCCGGGTAATCGATAAGAGTTTTAAGGAAAAGCCTATGGGCTATTTCTGTACGGCTATGTACGTCGAAGCCACCAGAGGGAAGTTTAAACAGTTGTACACCCTTCAGGACACACCCACGCCGAAAGAACCAGTAGCAGAACCGGGGTTCGAGCGATCGGTTAAGCTGGAACAAATAGAACTGTACATCGACCGCCTCCAGTGGTTCGACCGAATGATTATCCGGCTCTATATCGACGGCCACAAACTTTCGGAAATTGCGGAAGAATCGGGTATCAAGCCCGCGACCCTTTACCAGTCCCTACACAGAACAAAGAAACTGATAGCCGATGCTATTCGTAAGCCAGCAGAAAAAGGCCGAAAGGCTGGAGGTTTGTAAGTCGTGCGAACACTACAACCGTTCTACGCGGAGTTGTGGCACGCTCCTAAAGCGTAAAAAAGTCAAAGGGGGGACGTTGTGCGGGTGCTTCATGCCGGCCAAAGCCTCGTTAAAAGCAGAGGCCTGTCCCCTGAAGAAATGGCCCGCCCTGATCACTCCTGAAGACCTCCAAGAACTGCGGGACTTTTTGGGTCCTTTGGAAAAGTTCATTAGCCGGGAACAGAATTTGAAACTTACGGAACTCTATAACCGTACATACCACGCAAACGAAAGCCCCAGTAACTGCGAATCGTGCGTACGGAATATGATAGAAAACCTCAAGAAAGTCGCCTACGCGGACTCTGCGGCCTACGTCTGGAAAGAGACCGAACGGGTACACGAATCTTTGGCAACTGAAAAAAAAGATACTGAACGTTTGCAGGAATAGAATTCTTGTATATCTTTGACCCATCAAACAGACGGAAAAAATGAAACTGACCCACGAGACCTGCAAAGCCGCCGCCGCCTACTACGAGGGCCGCGGTTTCGTCACCGAGATTTATAACTGCCCTATGGAAGGGTACAGATTAGGAATCGAATTCCTAGATCCACACGGAAAGATGATTTTCGTTTGGGTAGATGACTGGCAAATTAAAGAAGCAGCAAAACCAAGCAAATGAGCCTCGAGTACAAAATCCTCGAGCGGCAGTACATGAACCTTTACAAGAAGTACGCCGCCGCCCTCGACTTCATCGACGAAGTCAACATGAACAGCATCGATTACGTAATCGTGCAAAAAGCGAAGAAGGTCCTAACCGAATTAAAAGACATCGACTGATGGCAAACCACTACACCGCCGACGGGCCACGGGTCCAGAGCAGCAGCATCCCCGACCGGGGTCCGGACTCGTTCAACGAATGGCACGAGGACATGAACTTCGAACGCGACCTCGAAAGGATACTGGAGGATTTCAGGTACCAGATTCGCGAAAAGGTACGCGTGGCCTATTACGCGAATAAGCGGTAACCCCTAACCAAGGAAACATGAATAATTACATTTTGTTGGAACTGCTCGGACATAAGGACGCGCGACTGGTGTACGTCAACCTCGACACCGTTACCCATGTACTCGAGGAACACACCCTCCGTAGTACGGGTTCTAAACTCTGTTTTACCGACGGAACGAAACTGGTAGTAAAGAAGGACATTCATTCACTCGCGGAGGCTATCGCACGCCGCGGAGAATAACCAGAGAGATGAGCACATTATCCCTTAACGCCTACCGCGAACAGGTAGAAAGCGGTAAAGACCTCCCGAAGATTTACCGCGTTTACAGAGTCATTTCAAACGGCCCCGGCCACAGCCTTACAACTCTGCGGCAGTTGCATCTACCCTACCCACACCAAACCTTAACCTCTGCTATCTCCCGGCTAATGGACGCAGGAATGGTATACCAATCCGACGCGGGAGACTTCTACCCCGTCCCGGCAGGATACGAAACGCGATACCGCGAAAACAGAAGGCAGGACCGATTCCGAAAGTGGATTAACCTCGGACGGCGCGAAGGCTTTTTCGATGACTGGATGAAAGAAGAACTAGCACGCGGCTGATGGAACTCCTAATGAACGTTCTGGCTATCTTCCTGATAGGCTTTCTATCGGTAGTCGTAATCGCAATATTCGAAGAATGAGTTACACGAAAGAAGAGCGCCAGCAGATCGCGGCTCAAATACTCAAGTACGCACGGGAGGGTAAGATTCATTCGTACCTACCGAGACCCACGTACCACCTAGATACCCAGTACACGGAAAACATCCGACCGGCCGACGCGGTAGACCGTGCATGGCTCGAAGTAGTAGCGAGGGACGTAATGGGCGAAATTTGGCACAATGAAGAATACTGGACCACAACGGGCAAGGCTTGAGACCCTCAAGCCAAACCCGAAGAACCCCCGCGTAATCAAGGACGACAAATTCCAGAAACTCGTACAATCGATTAGAGCGTTCCCGCAGATGTTAGAGGTACGCCCTATCGTATGCACGCCGGACGGGGTTGTATTGGGCGGAAATATGCGTCTACGGGCCTGCAAAGAAGCCGGACTTCGGGAGGTTCCCGTTCACGTGGTTTCGTGGCTCGATTCCCAGCAGGAAGAGTTCATAATCAAGGATAACGTAGGGTACGGTGAATGGGACTGGGATATCCTCGCGAATGAGTGGGACGCAAACCAACTCGAGGACTGGGGACTCGATGTGTGGACCCCTGAACCGGAACCCGAAGAAGGTCTAACACACCCGGACGAAGTACCTAGCGTCCCCGAAGAACCGAAGACCAAACCGGGAGACCTATACATCCTCGGAAAACACCGTCTCCTTTGCGGGGACTCCACGAACCCGGAACACGTGGCGCGTTTAATGGATGGACAGAAGGCGGATATGGTTTTTACTGACCCGCCTTACGGGGTGAATTGCGTAAAAAACAGCGGGGTTATGAAAACCAAGTACGAGCAATTTGAGAACGACACAACTGCCGAGTTTTTTGTAAACCTGTATCAATCAATGCCCGAATTTTTTGAAAACTGCGTTATTTGGGGCGGCAATTATTTTGCGCACGGGCTGCCAGCGTCAAAGCATTGGATAGTTTGGGAGAAGAACACCGTCAACAAAGACGGCAAGCAAATAAAAAAAGACCAAAGCGATTGCGAATTGGCTTACACCACTTTTTCAAGCCCGACTGTTCGCAGGTTCCAATTTGTGTGGAATATTTTTAGGGAAGGGAATCGAAAAGATGAACTCAAGAACCGAGTACACCCAAATCAAAAGCCAGTCGGTCTTTTTGTCGAAATATTTGAACATTACGAATTTGGCAGTTTAATAGCAGACTTGTTTCTGGGCTCAGGTTCCACCTTAATTGCCGCTGAAAAAACCGGGCGCACTTGTTACGGAATGGAACTCGACCCCAAATACTGCGACGTAATTGTGAAGCGGTGGGAGGACTTCACAGGAAAGAAGGCTGAACTCGTTAGTTAACTATGGAATCCACATTTTCCACGCTCAAAAAGAACATGCTGGACGCTCTCGAAAGGAGCCTCGGTATAGTTTCGACTGCGGCAAAGGCAGCGGACATAGACCGCAAGAGCCACTACAACTGGATGAAAGAAGACCCAGAGTATAAGGCCGCGGTAGAGTCCATCCAAGAAAGCGTTATCGACTTCGCAGAGTCGCACCTGTACAAACTCGTAAAAGAGGGGAACCCCGCCGCGACTATCTTCTACCTGAAGACCAAAGGGAAGAAGAGGGGATATATCGAGCGGCAGGAAATAGAGGTAACGGAACGCTCGCCCCTTTCATGGCTTAACGGTGAGGGCCTTTGAAACTCGCGAAGACGTACTACGACGTACGCAACTGTAAGACCCGGATACAGGTACACCAAGGAGGTACCCGTTCGGGCAAAACGTATTCTATCCTTCTTTCTCTAGTCGAGTTCTGTTACATGAACCCAAACGGCGGGGCGGTACTCACGATCTGCCGAAAGACCTTCCCGGCCCTCCGTGCTTCCGTTATGCGGGACTTCTTCGAGGTACTCAAGCGCGAAGGAATCTACACAGAGGTAAACCACAACAAAAGCGATGCCACCTATATCCTCGAGGGGAACCTGATAGAATTTATCAGTATCGACCAGCCCCAGAAGATACGGGGACGCAAGCGGGACGTACTTTTCATAAACGAGGCGAACGAACTGGGCCTCGAAGACTTCCGGCAGTTGCTTATTCGAACCACGGGTAAAGTACTTTTGGACTACAACCCGTCCGACGAATTCCACTGGATATACGACCACGTAATACCTCGAGAAGATGCCACGTTCTTTCAGTCGACGTTCCGAGATAACCCCTTCCTTGAACCGTCCCTCGTTACCGAGATTGAACGGTTACAAG